GAAGCTGGTTCTGCTGCAAATGTTACTACCTTAAAAGTATTTGCCATTTATTTTCTCCTATTTACTTATATATATTATACTGTTATTTTTAAAAAAGTCAATGATTATTAACCCAATGCTATAGCTAAAGCTGTTGGATCATCTGTTACAAATCCTGCACTATTTAAATATGTTTTAACATCTGTTAATGCTACTTGTTTCATAGTACCTGCGTCATTTGTAACTAATCTATCTGCATCTACTAAAGTTGTAGAAACAGCTGAAGTATCACCATCCATTATATTTAATTCTGTTGCTGTTGATGTTACTCCATCTAATATGTTTAGTTCAGCTGTCGTAACTGTCGCACCATCTAATATTTCTAATTCTGCTTCTGATATACCTGCAGATCCAATAGTTACTGTTCCTGCAAAAGTTACATTAGCACCACTAAATGTCATAGCAGTTGTAGGTGTAGATCCTGATTTAATTACAAGTTCTCCACTAGAATTTGTTAGACTACCAAAAGTTGTGCCATCATCTTTAAGTGTGACATCTGCTCCACCTGCATCTAAAACTATATCTGTAGTTGCATCAAGTGTAATAGTAGAACCAGAATCTATCTCTGTAATAACTGGTGTAGTTAAAGTTTTATTTGTTAATGTAGATGTAGAAGCATCTGATACTAAAGTTGAATCACCACCTGTACTAGGAAGAGTTAAAACATTATTAGCACTTTCTGAGTGTGCTGCAGCTTTAATTTGCTGACCATGTGAATTATTTTCACAATTAAGTTGAATAGTACCTTGATTAGTATTACCTCTAACAGTTACATGCCCTGTACCATTTGGTGCTAATTCTAAATCTGCATTTGAAGTAGTAACAATATCTTGACCATTCATATCAAGATCACCACCTAATTGAGGTGATGTATCTTCTACTACATTTGATATTGCACTTGATGTAGCTAATCCTGCAACTACTGCTGATCTTGCAATTTTTTTAAGACCACCACCTGAAGTATCAACTGCTAAAAATACATCATCATTAGCAACTGTAGATATTTCTGATAAAGATGTTGCTGCTATTGAATTAAAATTTGTACCATCTGCAACTAAAATATTACCTGCAGTGTTTGTACCCATAGTAATATCATCACCAGATACTGTAAGATCTCCAGTTACAGTTAAATTTTGTGATGCTGTTACATTACCACTTGAGTCAATAGCTAGAGCATCTGTATCAGATGTATGACCTATATTAGTTCCATTAATAATTATGTTATCAACTGTTAAAGTTGTAAGTGTTCCAACTGATGTAAGATTAGGCATTGCCGTAATCTCATCATCAAAGTATGCAGATAAATCTGTAACTGCAACTTGTTTCATTGTACCACCATCATTTAGTACAACTCTATCAGCATCAGCAACTGTTGTTGAAGTAGCTGTTGTATCACCATCAATTATATTTAATTCTGTTGCTGTAGAAGTTACACCATCAAGTATATTAAGTTCTGCCGCTGTAGCACTTATAGCTGTGCCATTATAATTAATAGCATCAACATATGCTGTACCATCTACATATAAATCTTTAAACTCAAGAGAGGAAGTTCCTAAGTCTACATCATTATCTGTGACAGGTACAATAGCACCATCTTGTATTTTAATTTGTTCTACTGCAGCAGAAGATACTTCTACATAAAATTCTAAATGATTATTAGTTGTATCAACTAATATCTTATTGTTACTATCAGCATCTCTAAGAGTGCTAATAGGTCCACCTTCACCCGCAGTACCATCATGCGAGTGTCCTGTAGTTGCGTGAAATGCAGCTAATACCTGGTTAAACTCATCATTGCTGTGAGCAGCCGTAATAGTATCACCTGTTGTAAAGCTGGATTGCCGTGCTGAATATCCTGCCATTATCTTCTTCCTCCTGGGGTAAATTCTAATTGAAAGCCTTTTACTGAAAATGAGTCTGCACTATTTTGA